GCTGTTGACGTACTTCCGCATGGGCTCGAGATACTCGAGCTCCTTGTGCGTTTTATCGAAAACGATCTCGTTGTTGAACCTGAGCGTCGCGCGCTTGATGGTATCGTAATCGAACGGCGTGTTGATTTCGTCCGCGTAATCCGACGTCGACGTGAAAAACATTTCTCGGACCGGGTGCCTGAATCTGAGCATGACCGATCGCGTCGTGTGATCCTTGTCAATCTTGAAGGACGAGACCTGAAGCTGCTGAATCTGGTAAGAGAGCGGACGCGTCATGAAATAGCGACGTTCTTCGTCTTCGACGTACACGAACTCACAGTCGAGACTCACATTGGCGATCTTCGCGGTGACGTCCGGTGGGATGTCTACCGGTGCGGTATACCAGAGAAGTTTGTGGAGTGGACGGAACTTGATGCGCACTTCGACGAGTTGTTTCGTCAGCGCGCAGCACGGGATCGAGAGAGACGGTTCTCTGTAAAAGTAGAACGGTATGTCAACGTAGTAGAGGTACGCCCCGTCGGAGTACCGCAAAAAGTTGCCGTGTCCGGTCAAAAAGTAGACGCTCTGGTCGACTTCATCGAACGAGTTATTGAGCTGTTGATGCATGAAGATGTATTCTCCCGTGATTCGCTGGATCGTCTGCCCCCCTATGACCAAATCAGCGTGCTCTATCAGGTGGCTGATGATCGACGGTGTCCAGTACACGTCGTTCCTACCCGCGGAATCCGGGGTCGGGTCCGTGAGTGCGATCTTCAGCGTCACATTTTTGATGAGGTCGCCCTTGTTTTGTGGGATTCGACACGACACTTCACCCCCGAAATCGACTTCGCCGTCGAACGGGCTTTCGATCGTCTCGATGGAGAATCGCGTGTGACGCCTGAACCTCTGGAGAAAGTGTGAGTACGTCGGCTCGGTCGTGAGCCACGTATCCACTGCTCCGACGGCTGCGAGTTTGAGTGCCATCTCTACTGATAGTGAGGAAAATAGTTGATTTTAAAACCCACGCATGTACCAGGATGAGCGGTCTCAATTTGCAACTCAGGAAATTCAAGCCAGAGAACATGCCGAACGACTCAACGTCCATCTTCGTGGCGAAGAGGCGCTCCGGTAAATCAGTGGCCGTCAAGGACATCATGTTCCATAAGAGAGACATACCGTGTGGGATCGTGTGTAACGGGACGGAAGAGGGCAATTCTTTTTACGGAAGTTTCATACCAGACCTGTGCGTTTTCCCAGATTTCGACAAGGAGGCCATCGAGCGCGTTATCCAGCGCCAACGCAAACTAGTGAACGGGGCAAACAAGGACAAACCGGGGAACAATGCATTCATTATTTTAGACGATTGCATGTACGACACGAAGTTCGTGCGCGACACGCAGCTCAGGACGATCTTCCTGAACGGGCGTCACTACAAGATATTCTTTCTCATGACTTTGCAATACGCGATCGACCTCCCGCCGGCGCTCAGGGCGAACTGTGATTTCGTGTTCGTTTTCAAGGAACCGGTTTTGGCAAATCGGGAAAAGCTTTACAAGAACTTTTTTGGTATCTTTCCTACGTTCGAAATGTTTAACAAGGTTTTGGAGGCCTGCACGGAAGACTACGGGGCCCTGGTGCTGGACAACACCGTGCGCTCAAATAAGATTTCAGACTGCGTCTTTTGGTGGAAGGCTTCGCTACGGAAAAATTTCCGGGTGGGCTCGCCTCAACTCTGGCAAATGCACAAGAAGATGTACAATCCGAACCACATGGACGCCGACAACGAAAAGGTCAAATCGGCGAAGAAGGGCACGGCGCTCAAGATTACGAAGCGTCGATGACTGACAACGGTGCGCCCAAACGCGCTCAGAAAAACATGCGCGGACCATAGATGACGACCCACGATCAGATCCAGACACTTAATCTCGCGGATGGAGGCGAAGGATACGTCCCACTCAATCCGCCACACGCGCCCCCCGCCGAGCACACGCGATCCCCGATCGAGATGCCGCCGCACGTGCAACATCAGCCACCCGCGCCCGACCACCACCCGATGCACAATAAGGCATCCACAGCGTTTCAAACGGATGAAAAAAATGTGCGG